CCTGGTTGATGCTCTGCAGGTTATAGAACGACCAAGGGGTTTTCTGTTTCCCACCGATATTAAGGTAACCTATTGAGTTGTTGCGGTAAGGCCCAACCAACCCTTTCTCAATAACTTCGTCCACGGGGGCGCACACGAGCGACGGTATGCAGCAGTGCCTCACTATGTCGTCGAAGTTGAAGGGTTTCAATTCAGGAGGTTTCATGTAACACCTCAGTTCAATCTCCCGCGACAGCCTCATTGAGTCATCAGACGTCAAAGGCCCTTTGGTTTGGGTGAGACAGCCTTTATACAGAGACAACCTCACATCATTGACAGATAGGTGACCAAGGATGCGGACATGGGCCTTACCAGCCTTCCTGAGCATGACGATGTGTTCATTCAATATCTTCTTATATTTACATATATCGACTATGCCTAATAGAGCATTCCTTATTATAGATAGAGTTGACCACAATTCGTCGTCGTCCTCGCCGTCTTCACACAATTCCTCAAGAAGAACATCAATGGTTTCAACACATGCTATCTTAAGGTTGTCAATAGTGTTTGTTTCGATGTTTACACATATATGCCTGTTGATGTTGGCCATCTCTTGTTTGATGAGTGACATGGTCATGGCAGATAGGTGTTGACACTGCTGTTGAACGTATTGCTGGTGATAGCTGATCTTATCCGCCTCTGTGGCGATGGTGGGCGCGTTCCTGAAGTTATAAGGGATCTTGGAACGGTCTATCTTGAAATCGTCTTCTCCACCTAGGAACATATTTAGAAGGGACCCTGTCGTGTTGGGCTCTTTTCCCTCAAGTATGGCCTTTTTTTTAATAAGACCTAGTAGGGTGCCAACCTTGATGACGTCCATATCAACGATGTCGACGGGGATGCCAGTGGCTTTTGAGGAGGCTTCACGGCGGGGTCGGCTCTTTTCGTCGTGCTCCTTCTTACGCTTCATCTCTTCGTCGAGCTTACGAAGCTTCTCTTTCTGCACAGCAGTTAGTTCCAAAGACATCTTTTTAGGAACCGATAATGATGTTTAGATCGGATCCATGTTAATGATGTGGATTTCCAAACAGAAAGGTATTTATATTATTTTTATTAATAAGTGTGTGCCAAGTTAATTTGTGCTTAAGTACTTGAAAATATAGAGACATCACAGATTCAGTTGTTTCAGGAGAATATCTCGTGTAAATATCTCAGGACACTAAAATGGATGTTTGTGATCAATGGAAACTAGACAAGTCCATCAACCCAAGGACTAATCGTAAAATCAAACCCACTGGAAAGGTGTATAAGGATCTTGAGACCGAATGTGCCAGTACCCAACGTAGTGCCAGTACCCAACGTAGTCGCGCTGGAGGATTTACAGGAAATCTCGACCCGTATTCACCAAAGTGCCTCAAGTGGCGTAACAACCCGGCAGTCAACCCAACCACAGACAAAAAAATCAAGATCGGAGGACCAACCTACCAGAAGCTTGAAAAGGAATGCGGTCCTGTAGCCGTGCCGCCAGCAACAGCGGAGCCCAGTGATGAATGGATAACGAACCCTTCCAGGAACTATCAAAAGAACAGCATTCCAAAGCAGAGGTTCACGCAGTGGTTCACGGAACGTCTAGCTAAGGGACTGCGCATCAACAACAGCCTCAGAGCCATCAATGTCGACCAATGGGACATGTGCATGACGGGTACCAACGCGCCGGCATTCAGGGCGAACTTTTCAAACGTGGCTGAGATAGGTAAAGGGACATTTGGACAGGTATATAGAGCCACCATCAACACGGGCAACGACGACGAACTCGTAATCAAAGAAGCGTACCTCAGTCCCGATGATAAGAGTATTCTAAAGAAGGCAACAGCCCAGAACCAGAGGTGGGAGACAATCCAAAAGAACTCATACCCTATTGAGAACAGAATCCTAGACCTCGTCAACCAACTCCTCCTGCGCCGTAGGTGCCCCAACTTCGTGTACGTATACAACATGGCCATGTGCGACGGATGCAGGGTACAACGCCTCTTCGACAAAGGACCCCCCAAATCAGGATCCTGCTATGTCACCTTCATGGAATCTGCAACCACCGACCTTAAACATGTGGAATTGATTAGCTTTGAAGAGCAACTGAGTGTGCTCTATCAATTGCTCATAGCCGTGTACGCCATTCACCGCTACTACGCCATCTGGCACCGCGACATTAAGACCTCAAATGTCTTCGTGGCCCGGATCAAACCAGGCGGTTACTTTGAATACGTGATTGAGGGTAAGACCTACTATGTCAAGAATACAGGTGTGGTCGCGTACCTCGCCGACTTTGGCGTCGCTGAGGTGATGTCTCCCCTGTACGCGTTCACGGATTACATAAATTACTACGGAAGCAGGAACGCTGAGGTGATGCGGTCGTCTCAGGAGGTGGACGGAAGCAACCTATACTGGAAACCTATCTCGCTCCCGGGCAAGCCGCCAATAGCCTGGCACGACAGTGGATCCAAAATATGGGGGACTAGGAATCTCATCACCGACCCCACTAACATAAAAAGTTCCATACCTATCAACCTCAACAATAACCAGAAATTCCCAGCATTTGAGTTTTTTGACGACATACAGGACGTGATCCGTATATTTGTGGGCGGCAAGCAAACCGCGCAATCAGGTAGCCACAAACGCATGAGGACACTTAGTCCTAAATTGAAGGAGCTAATCGAGGACAAACAGGCTTACTTGCCCTCACATAGTTCAATGTATCAGATTCACGGAACAGTCAAGTACGTGTTGGCTGATGAAATGCTCGATCAGCTGTACATCAAGCCTCGGTCTGTCGATAAAGTGGTGGATCGATTTGTGATGTGAACTACAGTGTGAACTACAATGTGAACTACAGTGTGAACTACAGTGTGAACTACAGTGTGAACTACAGTGAACACGATGATAGCAGGAGTTGATGAGGCAGGTAGAGGCCCACTCGTTGGTAGCGTCATAGCAAAGTCCACAGAGACGACCAAGATGATAGTTCTTCATAGGAGTTATCCGTATGGATTAAGCACAAGGGCTACCCGACGAAACAACACCTCATGATGCTTGCGAGACACGGCCCCATTCACGAACACAGAAGACAATACAAACCAGGCGAAGTCCGGTAAAGATTCAATTTATCATCATCCTTCAAAAATGGCTTCAAATGAAAAATTTTGGATGTACGATGTGACTCAGTTGTTTCGTTCTTATGAACTGCTGCCGAGCCCAGAAGACAGCCTGTCAGCCAAGCTTAATACAATCACGCGATTAGCTCTAATAGTGTGCAGCGTGATCGCTGCATACAAACCTGTACTCGCCTTCAGCACATTGATCATCGTCATGGTCATCACTATGAGCGTCTACTCGGGAGCAGTGGCAGACCCAACCATTGAGGGATTTGAATCGGGACCCAAATCTACCAATATTTATGGTGGTTCGAACGATCCATATGGGTTGACTATTTCACATGATGCACCTAACCCATCGGCTTGGTGTGGATCAAACCAACAACTATATGAATTCATGAGGGAGTACAATTCCACTCGTTACCCAGACCTCAATAAAGTAGGCTTCCCTACCACACGGAAGAGGTTCTGTAATGATGCAGTCCCGTTCGAGTACGGGCCAGACCACGTATCGCCAAATCAGGAACTAATCGGCGGACCAAATCCCAAAACCCGGGTGCCCCCACTCGTGGCCGCTCCTTCTCACGATCTTGATTCCTGGCGTAACAACGACTTCGTAGTCCACTCCCATATCAACAAAGAAACCAACTTTGACGTAGAGAAGTCCGGCTACAACTATGGCATCCTCCCAACGAAGTGTGAGGACTGCATGTACGTACCATGTCAATGCAAGGTACTGCAAGGGCAGCGTAACCAACGTCCGAGAGGTATGATGATGAGTTCCGGTCTAGATGGAGGAGACAGGTCTCTCCCAGAAGTTACCATTGAGGGAAAAACTGATAACTCCATGGTGAATGGAGATGTTGTGGAGGGTTTCAATGGGCATATTGGCGCGCGCAGCTTCGGCCCCATCAACCATCAGGGCGGCGCTTACGGGGGGAGGCGTGTTGAACGTGATATCGTAACAAACAGACCTCCAGGGGTTGAAATACCTGGAGGGCACAAACCATACATCAGACGGCATGTGAAGGATGTGTTCTTGGATAGGCGTCTTGGGGACGTGAATGATATCGAGATAGATCCCAGACAGGAGGAAGAGAGCGAGAGCCCAGATATTTCCCCCTGCTTCGAGAGCCCTAGACGCGACAACATAATCACTCAAACCCTCCAGCCGGGAGTCTTTCAGAAGTCTCATATT